ATTTCTACGACGGTCTGGATTATCTCTCTTGATTTCCATGTTTGGATCGCCGAACGTAACTTTTACTACATTACCCTTTTCGTTCTTTACGTAGACGGCAAACTTTTTAGGACCCTTTGGTGTTCGAAAAGGCTTATTCAATTCAACGGTTCTACCGTCATATTCAGCCTCAACGATTTCCAATTCCTCATTGATGTCATGAGAAGGAAATTCCTCGGAAATGAACTCTTGAAAACTTTTCATTACTTACGTGTTACGTCCATACGAACCTTTGTAAAGATCGCGTCGTCACCAGTGACAACTCCAATAAGGTTCTGCATAAGATCAAAAAGAGTTTCACGTTCAAGACGCATTGAAATGTTTTGACCCTGCTTAAGTTTCTTCATCGCGCGACGAATAACGGGCAGAAGATTCTTATCCATGAGTCCAAGGCGCACGAGGATCTCGATTCTTTTGCGTTCCTTTTTCTCTTCAGGAGATTCGGTTTCGGTCTGCTCCTTTACGACTTCCTCATCTGCTGTTTCTTTCTCAGAATCAAGCTCGCCTTCGGAGTCAGCATATGAATAAACGTCGTCTAGTGCATTGTACGCAGTGGTGATTTTATTCTGAACCCAAGCTTCGAGCTCGTCCGTGTCATCCATCACTTCGGCAAGCTCTTGAGCCATGACAGAAATTTCTTCGAGTTCGTAACGGCTCATTTGACCTTCGAAGTCGTTTTCGTAATCTTCTTCGTTATCGGTTTGTTCGTTCATAATTTGTTCTCCAAACATCGCGTGGTACTTCTTAGTGTATTTACTTGGTTTAGTTTCAGCCGTTTTATCACCAGGTGCTGGTTCATAGGCTCGAGGATTGTCATCTGATAATTTATCCATCTTTTTCCAGTGCGCGACTCTGGCTTTTGCGGTTTTATCAGAAAGTCCTTTATGGTAAGATTTTTTGTCAATTCGAGAATCTTCCTCACGAAGATCCTTATCGGTCGTGTGATAGGTCTTACCCTTTGTGATATAGGAATTCACTCGAGCCATTCCCCATTGTTGAGGTGTTGTGCCTGGCCGATGACCAGAATTCCAAGCAGCAACTCCGCGAGCATAAACCTTTTTAAGAATTGAAAGTGATACGCCTGAAGCATCGGATTTTTTCTTCAGCGCCTCAGTGTTTTCCTCAACAGAAGCTCTTTCGATTCGAATTGATTTTAAGCTTTTCATTATTGCTTTTTGAATCTAAGCTGTGAAATTGTGATTGGCTTATTCTCTGAAATGATTTTCTCTTCGATTTTCTCTTCAACGATCGTTACTGGTTGCTCCAGAACTTCCACGGCTTCAAGCCATTTGCGAATAGTTTTTCCTTCGTTGGTTTCAAGAACAAGATAGTTTGATCCGCGTTGAATGACTTTTGCTACTTCTTCCGTTTCTTTAATTACGACATTATCATTTACATTGAAGATCTCGCCGGAAACATAGGCTTCTCTTCTTTCGCTTACCGTCTCTAATTGAATATGCTTTCTAAAATTATGAGACTCCTTCAAACCCATTCCAGAACGAACGGTGTTAAAGAGAGCTCTTGCATCCTTAAACAGTGCTGGTAGACCTTTTGCAAAAAGTTCAAAATCGTTTGCTGATGCTGCGGCTCTCATCTTACTGGCCGACATTCCACTCACGTCATCTGCATCAGGATCTCTTTCTCCAGCCGAAACAACCTTGATACCGTCCTTAAAATTGTAGAAACCATCCTGTGTCTTTTTACCGGTATAGGCATTCAAACGAGTTTCCATCTCCTTTACACGATCACTACCTACGACCATCGTCACATGAGTGAATCCTTGATCGTACAGCTTTGAACAAATTTCAAATGGAGTATTTGCATTATCATCAACGATCGCGCGTGCGTGCTTTGGAAACATCTTGCGCATGAATTTGATTTTCTCTCCATGACTCAAAGGATTTTTCTTTGAATCTTGCGAGTGCGAGGCATACACTCTGTATACCTTTCCTTTTGCATATTGAGAAAGTTTATTCAGCAGTTTCTCATGACCAATGGTAGGCGGATTAAATCGGCCAAACGTGAAGAATACTTCCTTATTGGCTGCCTCGTTTAGAAACTCCTGAAATGATTTCATTCTTACTTCTTGCCAGACTTTTTACGAAACTTTTGACGATCGCGAGCACGAACCTTTGGAAGAAGTCTCTTTGCAATAATTTTAAGTGCGCCCTTTCGAGCTGCGAGACGACGTTCAACTGCAGCTCTTGCAGCCAATGGCATCTTCTTTTTGCTCTTGCCACCTGAAAGTCTTTTGAAAAGTAGATTGCGAGCAGCTCTATTGGCTCGAGTTTTCAGACGGGCTGGAGTAGCAATGCGGCGACGTGCACGGCGAGATCCAAGTTTTATGCGGGCTTTCTTTCTACGGATTTTTTGACGAGCCTTGATTCTCTGTGCTACGCTTAAAACTTCGTCTACTTCTTGCTTATCTGCCGATTCGTCCTCAGGAGCCGATTCGACCGTTGTGAATGGCATATCACGCTTCTTACGCTTAAGTGCCTGATAGGATACTAGTTCATCCTCTCCAGGTGTGTAATTAACTGCAATGAAATCTTTGAATGAGTACATTTTTTCGAATTATCCATTGAGCAAAAGGTGATTCTTTGGCCCATTTTAACAAAAGGTAGTGTTCTATTTATAATAAAATGAGACTTGAAGACTGTAAAATAAATAAATATGTACGTATGAAAATTAAATCAATCATTCCATTCGTTCTTGCAGCCGTGGCTGCTTTCTTCATTACCGGTTGCAGCACTGTTGACTCGGCATATAAATCTGCCCAAGGCATCGGTGAATCAGCGATTGGTGGTGCTGGTAAAATCGTTGGTAGTTCTACCAAGGATGTAGGCCGGACTCTTGGTGTGGCAACCAATGCCGCTGGTCAGCTTATGGCTGGCGCCGGCAAGGTTGTCGGTGGAACTCTTGATGTTGCAGGTGGACTCGTCCAAGGCACATCTGAGATCGTTGCACCTGATACCAAGGAAAAGGGAAAAGAAGCTCCAGTGAAGGAATAAGCTAGGTAATTTCTGACAAGACCGAAACAAAGGAGGTGGCTCGAAAGAGTCACCTTTTTTGTTATTCTAGATTGACTCGAGAAAGAATATGATCGAGTGTTTCAGCGTCCTTAATTCCATGAGTGAGAATCGCGCCTTTCCTTATTGCCTCTATACATTCTCTTACTCTTCTTGGAAATTTTGACAGACATACATCTTGCCAGGAATAGGCGCGGCCCATTTCTCTTGCATTCTTCACCTTTAATCCCGCAGCGATGGATGCTGCGCCTACGAACCGGTCAGTGTAACCATGTTCGGCATCATAGGAAATCGATGTTGTGATAGCTTTTGATATTTTATCAAGAGATTCTTTGGTATAAATCTGAGGGAAATGAAGGTAGTATTCCGATTTAAATGAGATACCTCTAATTGGTGAAACTGGTTCGTTATCCCATCTACAAGCCGTAACCTCGGCGCCTTCAGGAATCATATCGTCTGGTATTTGTTTCCAACATAGGCTGTCCCACTCGAATAAGATGTAGTATTCAGCTGGATGATTTTTAAGTGCTGCTTTCATCACTTCATGACACCTTGCGCTCGTAGCCGCAGAATAAGCCGGCTTGTGAACCGCATTGGGAACAAATTTGTATACCGTTATTTTTGAATCATTTTGGATGTCCAGTGAATGATCCTCTGGAATAACAATGACCAGTTCCTTGCAAGACTTAAACCAAAATGGAATGTGTCTTTCGATTGCACTTTTTGCTCCGGCGTGTCCTAGGACGATTCCTACTGTTTTATTTCGATCTAGCATGATTACGGTTTTTTAATTTTGTACTTCGCCCATTTTTGAGGACCGTGTTCATGATGAACGACGATATTCGGATCATTTGAATCCCACACTCGCGACCAATTCAAATACCTTGAGAAAACTTGGGCCTTTCCTTTTCTCATAAGTAGGAAATGCACATAGCTCCAAACGTTCTGTTCAAGCAGATCATGATCATGAGCCCGTCTGAGTTGTTGGAAAGCCGACTCATACATCGACTTAAGAGTAGTTTTACTTACTTTGTCCGGAGCTTGAATAAACATAACTCCTGCATTTCTTACAACAACACCGTCTGGAGTGCCGGGAATACGCCGAGGATATGGATCATCGCCCATCGACAAAAGAGCATTTGATGGAATCTGTTCAAGAAGAACTTTTGGATCCTTTTTAAAGAAGGCATCAGTGTCGACAAGAAAAAATTTATCGAATCGAGTGATCGCTTCGCAGATCAGCGCCCCTTTCATATCAAACCCTTTATTTGGTCGAAGTATTGGAGAATACTTTCGCGGATCTTGAAGAATCATTATCTCAAGGGAAGGATCCTTCGGCATTTGAGATTTACCATCGGTGAGAATCACGATTGGAATCTTGCATTTTGATTTTTTGTAATTCTCCAACCAGAGTTCGAGCATCGGCAATGATGCCTTTTCTGAATAATAGCAAACTGCAATTCTCATAGAAATTTAAATTCGTTTCGAATAATAGTCAGTTCTCTTTGAGCCGTAGTCTGATGATCATGAGAATGGGATGGGTTCCAATAGTGTCCACCTGAAAGAGCATTGAATCCATCGATACTAATATCAGTAAATTCCAAATAGTATAGCAATGCTAAAAAACAAAATCCTGTTGATGGCCAATTATCCCACGGATTGTGCGTGGCATCTGGAAACCATCTCAAAATATGATTGTTCGTCTCAGTAAAAACAAGATTTTTTCCAACTCGACCCTCAAACTCGTTCGCTCTTTTTGCAGAGGCTGAGGAACTTATCCATGGTGAAAGAGGATAAAAGAGAGGACGATCTTTTACATCAGACCAAGCGCAGGTAACCCAATGAGTTGTTTTCCAACCTGCCTCACCCGAAAGTTCAAAATTGTTGAACCTAACCGTGGATCCGATCGTATTTTCCTTCAAACCTTTTGTCAAGGGTCCATTTCCTATAACGTGAATTGGTCCTTTGAGTGTGTTTATCCAATCATCTAATTTCATCACATTTATCGATCCCAACCTTTTATTACATTCGGTGAAAAATTGTTCTGAGAAAATTCCATTCTTTTTACCAACTTTACGGCAGAACCATCCAAACCATCAATGGCAACAAACCCTTCAGAACCGGTCACTCTGAATCCATCTTTTGTAAGAATAAACGTATTCACCTTTTTGACCTGGTCGAGTTTTGTAATGATGTATTCCTTTGCATTCTGAATCGCTAGCATGAGATCAAAAACCAAAGCAAGGTTCTTTTCATTGCGAGGAGAGAAGAACGAAAGTATCTCGTCTCTCTTTTCTCGGACACCGATCTTACCCTTTTCGGTCTTTCTTTCAGCTTCAACCTTTGCGTACTTATCATGAATCCAGTTGATCAAATCATGAACGTGACCCTTGGAGTTTGTAATCTTTTGTCCGGCACGCACGAATGAGTTGTTAAACTGTTCGATCATTCCGGATATCTCATTGTTACTTTCAAGTTCACGAAGAGTGGTCCCTGCGATCTTTTGAAAAATAGTACCGGCTTGAGTCAAGAGAGAATTAACCTCGGCTGTTTCAACCTTTGTCATCGTAACGGTACCGGATAGATCTCGAAGCATGGCGTCTTGAGCCCAAACTGAAGGAATCTTCTTCATCTTTGATACATCAACACCAAAAGAAGCCTTCATTGTTTCAAAGGATTTTCCGCTGTATGACGTATGAAATACGATTCCGATCTTTGCTGATTTGATCTCCTGCGCGTCAGGAGAATTCGCAGGAACCGCGTATACGATCGTGTTTGGATGAAAAGTGATGTATCTTTTACCCGAAATGTTTTTTACCTTAAGATCATCTTGAGTGAAGAGAATGTCTCCTTGAATCACTTCTTTGATGTCCATCTTCTTCAATTCGGTGTAAGCGATCTTTAGCTTTTTAGCTAGATCGCCCGAAGTATCGGCATCGATGTCCTTGTGACTTTTATAGACCTTTGGAGTTTTATTGAAGATACCTTTCTTTGCAACAAAGAATTCACCATCGCGAGGATCAACACCAGCAAAAACTGCCGGTGCACCATCCCATTTTTGAGAAACGTCAACAGACGAATTATTCGAACCAGAAAGCATATCTCGCAATGATCTCAAAGCGAGTATTGCCTGACGTGCTCCCTCAACTCCACCATAGAGGACCTGATCCTCTATGTGAGTCATGTGTGTGTTCTTTTTTGGTGCTGCAGCCTCGATTAAATGCGTCTTGAAGGATTTCATTCAAGATTATTTATAATCCATGTCGATGTTCCACTTGGATCCCAGATACTTAAAATCAGTAAGGAATGATTCTGTAAGCGCTGTTTCTTTTCCGTAGGCTTCGATTTCCCATGGACGATCCCAGTAATTCTTTTCGTCCTGCGATTTTATCCATTTGCCCATCCATCGAACTCTGAGGTAACTTGGTCCATCCATAAGTTCACCAAGTGCATACTGTTTTGCATGAACCATCTCGTGCGCGAGAGCTCGGACGATTGCATACATGTTCATTGCGGAATCGATACGAATCTCAAAATCTCTTGGGTACAGTCTTTCATCACCCCAGATACAGTCAGCTTTAATATCTTCCTTCTTTTTGAGATTACGAATCAACTCAATATCAAAGTGAAGCTGCGCCAGAACCTTTTTTGGAAAAAGCTTATTTGCAAAATAATCACACGCTTCGGTTACGATTTTCTTCTGCTGACGAGTCCCTCCAACAATTTCTAGAGTAAAATTATTCATCTTTTTCAAGTTGATAGACTACATAGGTTCTTTTGAAAAATTCTTTTTCTGAAAGTTTTTCGATAAAAAATTCAGTAGACTCAGGATTTAGTGGATGAACGAGAATAAATTTTTGGTCTTGTGTGATCGAAAGAAGAGCTGCATGAGAATTTGCCTTTGACTTTGGATCTTTAAGACGATCAGGGATCTTTCCAATCCAGAGATAAGGTTCACCAAAAGGATAGAAGATGATGGGATTCTCAGAAACATCAATTGAAGGATCGACTGAAAAAATGCATACAAGATTTCGATCCGGAAAATGTGAATTCCAAGATTCAATAGCTCTCCCCAACAATGGCGGCTCTTTTTCCGTAGCCAGTTCATCAACCCACGTATCATAAGATACAGCGCGATTAAGCCGTTCAGATAGATTCTGAAACGCCAAAGGAATGCAATCATTCGAATAAGCAAAAGGAATAAGTGCATAAAGGAATAGAGCAAGGATTCTTTTCATATTTACCAATGTTTCACAAAATCTTTAATCAGAGGGAAAACCGGTTCGATGACTTTTGCGACGCCATGAGCAACCTCAGCGTGTTCTCTTTGAGTTTCTTTTCCAGTTCGAATATCAACGTAGTGAATAAAGCTTCGAAGAGTGCCCGACATATAAAGCTTTGATTCCATCATACCTTCCGGCAGAACCGCGCGGGCTTGTTCTTTCGCGATACCTCGTTCAATCGCCCAGTCATAAGCGTTTCTTGCTTCATTTGCAAGTCTATTCTGAACAGCGGACCATTCAAACTGAAGAGCACGGTCTTTTTCCTCCAGTTCGATACTGTTTTGACGGTTCGTTTTATCTTGGAAACGAGCATCACGATTGACGAAGCCCAACGATTGAGTTGGATCTGCGTATCTCTGACTGAATTCCTGAAATGAAAATGAACGGTGCCTTAGGATCTGTCTTGCGATATCTCGAGTAGTTACAACCCCAACACAGAGTGAAACCATCTCAAGAGGCGACCAATGTTTATGATCGATCAAATAGTGAATCAGCTTTTGTGATGTCTTTGTATTATTTTGATTACTCGGGTTTGAAACTCGAGCGCAATACGCGACAAGGTCCTCAAGCGTTCTTGGTTGAATAGACTCAACAGGTTGAGTGTAACTGATAAGTTTTACTTCCATTTTAGTTTTTGTGATAGGAATGCTGAAAGTGCAATTATGGAACTATCTGTGTAAGGGAAAGCGTCACTAAAGATTTTTGAATCCATGATTTCATCATCTGTGAATCCTTCCTGTTTCATACAGTTGATCTTTCCGAGATTTACGACAAAGGCTGTGGCAGAATTCATCTTAAAATCAGGAAAGACACAAACGCGACCAAATTTTGTCCAAAGGACCGCTTGAATTGATTCTGTGGTTTCAGTTGAATCATAGCAGACATCAAAATCAATATCAATTTCGATATCAGGGTTGATCATTTTTACGTTATCCGCGATATCAGCGCAGAACTCTTTTACTTTTTGTTCTGTAATTTTCATAAGAATGAAACAAGAGAAACCTCTTTTGTGGTTGAATCAATATCAAAGGCTATTGGTTTATTGATCGGGGCATAGGATTCAGTGCATATCGATGCATTGATATGTAAAGTTTCGTTCTGATACTCATGACCGTAACTGGCATGGACATGCCCACACACGTGAACGCTCGGATTGATTCGGCGAATACGCTTGGTGAGATGACTGCAGCCAACCGAAACCCATGGCCCGCTTGGATATTGAAAGTCAGGACATTTATCCACGACGCCGAAACATGGACCGTGAGTGATCAGAACGTCAGTATCTTCGGGAATGCTCTTCCAATGACGGCGAAGAGGTTCACCACGCGGAAGATTGAATGCCCAGTTAAAGAACTGCGGCTGTTCCGGAGAGCCCCAGAACTTGAGGCCCTCAATTTCGCATCCCGAGTTCCAAAGGCAATGAAAACCATCAGCAACGGGAAGGATCAAGTTGATAGCCGAGGCATTGCTCGGTTCGCTAGCGTGATCCGGATCCATGAAAAGATCATGATTCCCTGCTATGATGATGCGGTATTTGTAAGGTAGCGCATTGAACCAACCAAGAGCCCTGATACACTCATCCATTCTACCGACATTCGTAAAATCACCGGCGTGAATGATTCCATCTGCATCAGGTAACTCTGGCAGCGATGCATGTAAACCATGCGTATCGGATATGCAAACGAATCTCATACTGAATCAATATGTAATTCTATCGGGTTCTTTACCGGATTTCTCTTCAATGATTTCTTTCAGTTCACCGGTTTGTTTTTCAATTCGAGGCGCAAAAGGTGCGGCAAAATGATGAAAAGTGTCAACCGTAAGAAAACGATTCTTCTCCTTGGCGAAGGATTCTCTTTCCTTTTCCGAGGCATTCGCTTTTAATTTCTTTGGAAATCCCTTTTTGATTTTTCCATGAATACCGTAAACGGTCTTATATCTTTCAATCATCCGTTTCACCGTTTTGCGGTGCTGCTGGCTGTCAAAAGGATTTTCTAATTTTTTAGGCATAAAACTATACTATATTATTGATGGTGGATGTAAATCACTTAAAAATCTTTAAGTCGTTGATCTGGTGAACATTTCTGTTTGTTCCTCGGGTATTTCAAAAACATAGTGTTTGTTTAAAGCACCAGTTGTTTTCGTTTCATTGCTTTGAATGAAATCCTTTCCTTCTCCAGAAAAGGACGATTCGATATCTCTGAATTCAGTTTGTGTTTCTTTCATGTTATTCTAGGATAAAATCTGAAAAATCTTTATCTGATGACTTGGTTTTGGGTTCAGACGAAAGTGTTTGAGCTTTATTCTCAACATCAAAGAGTCTCATCTTTGACCGATCAATACCCAGAACAAATCTTCGATTCTTTGTAGGATCATTGTAGCGGTTCTTAAGTTGTTTTACCATCACCTGACCGAGTTCATCAAGTTCCTCAGTCGCGATAAGAGCGATCATAAGATCTGCAGTGGCTGGAAGACCGAATGACTCTGAAGTGTCAGTAAGTTCAACATCAGTATTTCCGAAACCGGAACGAGTGGTTTGAGTTGCGGACCAAATCGGAACATCGAATTCAACAGCAAGACCACGAATCTCCTCGGCAATCGCTTTCACCAAACTGTAAGTGTTGATGCTGCCACCAAGACCTTTCATTCTACTCGATGCACAGATATTGAGATAATCGATAAAGATAACATCTGCCACGAAGTTCTTTTTCAATTTCAATTCGTTCAGCAGCGCTCGAAAGTTACCGGTATGAGCAGAAGCCGTAGGATATTCCTTGATGATAAGTTTACCTTCGGTTTTTGCTGTAAGTTTCGTGATCTTGTTCTCGAACATGTCACGAGAAAGATTCTCAAGTTGATCGATGGCGACGTTCATAAGGTTCGCATCGATACGTTCAGCTATGCGTTCTTCAGCCATTTCCATCGTGATGTAGAGAACGTTCTTACCCTGTGAAAGATAACTTGATGCAAGATGACACATGGCAAGAGATTTACCCACGCCTGTGCCGGCAAGAATGATGTTCAGCGTCTTGTTTGAAACACCACCCTTGGTGATCTCATTCATCAGCTGAAGATCAAACGGAATTTTGTTTTCCTCAAGGTGATAGAAATCGAACCGTTTTGCAAAGTCATCAAGATAATCATGACCTACACTTCGATCAAAGTTAATCGATAGTGCTTTTTGGAGAATGTCCGGAATACCATCGCGAGTCTTTTCAGTTTTCTTACCGTCGATGATCTGAATCGACTCCATGATCGCAAGAAAAACCGCTCGATCCTTACACCATTTTTCGGTGTTGTCAAGAAGCCATTTTTCCTCAAGAACAGGATTTTCTGAAACCTGTTCTACCAGTTTTACTGCATTTGCATAAACTGATTCATCAAGGTCAGTGTTTTCTAATTCAACTGAAAGAGCCTTAGCTGATGGAAGTTTGTTGTACTTCGCGATGAAGCTAAGAACTAAACGATAGACCGCGCGATGCGCTCCTTCAAAATACTCAGTCTTAATGAACGGTAATACCTTTCGGCAGTACTGCTCGTCATTGAGTAGTTTTTGAAGGATTGTCGTCTGAATTTGTGTCATTAGAACCTATTCTGTATTTTCCTGAATCGAAGGATGTTTGTATAATATAACTTAAAATGTCGCCAAGTAAATCTCTAAATTCATTTGAATTGTTTAATTCCTCTTCAGTATATGGAGGAACTACCTCATCAACCTTATAGGAGAAGCTTAAAGTTGCAGTACCTTTATCGTCTGCAACTTTAAGTGAAACCTTTCCATAAGTCAAGATGCATCCAGCATAAACGCCTTCCTTGATCTTAATGGAATACATCGCTGAGCTTGGCTTCTCAACAAAAGCAAATGAATCGTCTGTGATCTTATTCCTCATCGTCGGACAACGTCATTGATGTAGAGGTCTGCCCTTCAGCACCAAGAGTGTATTTTTGACGAATGAAATTCTTGAAGTCTTCCATTTCAAGGATGTCTGACCAGAACTCCAGAGTGTAAGTTTGCTTTTCACGATATTTGTTTGCGTCATTCTTCTTCTGATACCAACCCATGGAAGGTTTGGTAATGAACCCACCTTCAAGAGCAACATCAAGAAGACCCGAGTACTTTTCAATACCGTTGGCGAATGAAACTGAAATCGGAACCTTGGATTTTTCCTTAACAAATCGTGATTTGTCAACGTTGATCACGAAATGATAACCCTGAAGTTCTGAACCATCCTTGTTCTGCTGACGACCGAGAATCCAAACCGTATTAGCAGAATAATAAAGACCAGTACCGCCACTCAAGACGTCCTTCGGAAACATATCCTGAGTTTTATACGTGTGACCGATTGCAATAAGAGGAATATCCTTCAATGAAAGATGGGGTGTCACCATACGGAAAAGGCTCTTGAATGCCTTTGCACGAGTCATATCAGCAACGGATTTTTCATTCATTGCATCCTCAACTTCCTTCTTCGAAGCAAGGTTACCAACCGAGTCGATCATAATGATGACCTTTTCCTTCTTCTCGATCGCGTCGAGCTGCTTCATCAGGTCGAACTTCAAATCCTCAATGTTTGTGATCGGGCAATGAAGAACTCGTGAAGTTTCAATACCAAAGGTCTTGAAATAAGCCTGAGGTGAACCAAATTCAGAATCATAGAAAAGAACGACGGCATCTTCGTGTTTTCTTAGATAGGCCGCAACCATAATGAGAGCGAACGAAGACTTAAAATGTTTTGACGGTCCAGCGAGAACGGTAAGACCTGAGGTAAGACCTCCATCAACATCTCCAGAAAGAGCAACGTTGATCATTGGAACGTCGGTACGAACGCTTTCACTGCGATTGAAAATCTGAGATTCGTCCAATGTAGAAACGCGATCCAGACGTGAGTTTTTCTTTAGTTTTTCGAGTAGTGATGACATATGATTAGATTAACTATACCAGGTTATGAGCGAATGTAAATCTTTAAAAAATAAAAATCATTTCTCTAAAAATTTATTTGCTACGGAAATAGCAGCAGAAACGGCCATGTCCATGTCGTAGTAGGTATAAGTGCCACACCTTCCAACAAAGGTCATATTTGGATTCTCTATATTGAGGTACTTGAGATAAACTTCGCGATTTTTACCGTCGATGTCTTTCACGGGATAATATCTTTCCATAGCGTTATCGCGGTAATCACACGGCTCTTCGTACGTCAAGGTTGTGATGTATTCGTTTTCACCATGACCTGGAATGTTTTTCCATTCGGTCACACGAGTATAAGGTCCAGTATGAGTGAAATTTACTGTTGTTGATGGAATAACCTGTTTGAAAGGAATGTCTGCGGTATGAAATTTGATAGATCGATAGGGCAGCTCTCCAAAGCAAAAATCATAGTACTCATCGATAGGCATCGAATTAAAAACGTGATCGTAGTATGAGAGCATCGATTTTGTAAAAGGCTGTTCGAGTTTTACTTCAATATTTGGATGGTCAATGATTCTTTCGATCATCTGAGTATAACCACCCTTCGGCATCCCTTGATACGGATCATTTGGAAAATAGAGATCATTCATATCATCTCTCATCGGAACGCGAGCTAGAATACTGGGGTCTAACTTTTCCAAAGGCATACCCCACATCTTTTCGCTGTAAGGCCGAATGAACGTTTCAACCACGTTCTCTTTTCCAACGATCTCTGCGGTTTCCTTATTGACCGGCAGTGTAACATATCTGCCGTCCTTCAATTGAGCCTTTACTTTATGCTGGTACGGTAGCCATTCTGTAAATCGGCTCAAAAAATCCCAAACGTGCTTCTGCTTCGTATGAAAAAGATGCGGACCGTATTGATGAACTCTGATGCCGTGTTCATTCGTGTAATCAAATGCATTCCCACCAATATGAAATCTTTTATCGATGATGGTTACTCTGTGACCTTTTTCAGCGCACAGTCTTCCGATAACAGCGCCGGAAAATCCGGCTCCGATGGCAAGTATTCTTTTATGATTCACTTTCGTCTTCGGTTTCTGCAACCCATCGAGAAAGCAAATTTCTGTTTTTATCTCTTTGAGGCCATCTAATTGCCTTAGTTTTCTGTGTCAGATTTATACCAAGTACAGCTGAAAGACTCTTTAATCCATCCTCGTCCTTTACTCTAACTGTGATCTTAGAGTAAAACTTTTCCTTCTCTTGAGTAAATTCTGGCATTTTTTCCCAAAGCCATGATGCCTTAGGTTCTTCCTCACCGAGAAGAACGAAAAGGCTGTTTTCGCTTTCTCCGTTTCTCAACTCATTTTTATTCATCGGTTTCATGGTTTTCGTCTATGTTATCTATGTTATTTTCTTCTGATGTTTGTGATTTATCTATTTGGATAAGTTTAAGTTTTATGTTAGTAGGTTTATAGTTTTCATCGATTATAAGTTTATTTTTTTCAAATGGTCTATAGTCTACAAGATGATGCCATCTTCCCCATCTTTTAAAAATAGTAACTACATCCGGATGTTGATCGCGTAGGGATTTTGCAAAACCATACCGATTGTCACCATCGGCTTTATACAGCTCGTCTGTATTACCACCTTTCATTGTCAATGTTGCAGCCTTAGCACAATTGAAAGCATTGAACAATATTGTACAATGACCTTCCTTTAAAATTCTAAGACTTAAATCTGTATCCTCATTTAATCTTCCTCTCCATCTGAGATTTAAGGAATTATCCAATAAGATACAACTGTAAATTCTGGTATTCAGATAATAAGGAGATTGTTTATGTGCGGACGGACAGAAGAATGTGTAATTCATTCCGGACATTTTTACGTTTTTAAATCTGTCTGTAAATTCCTCGCATAGTCTAAAACATGATGCATCAGCAAATCTGATTCTTTCAAAAATATGTTTTCTGTAAAAATCGAAAATGTTATCATCGATAACCCAATGTCTTTTATGACCTTCGCTGATTGAATGTTCCCAAACGAAATTTCTTACAGGAATACTACCCTGACCCAAATTACTGAATGGAGTTACTATAATTTTCTTGGGGTCAATTACAGCTGCATATTTTTCATATTCCTGTGGTTCAACCACAATTCTATATGGAGCTTTTATTCTTTCAAGAGCTTTTGATGTTGCTCTTGATTCCCATCTGCCTTTTGATATAACATATAGAGGATAAATCGGATTCATATTACAATATTACATTTTTATTTTTCTTTGTAAATTATAAAAATTATTTAACTAAAAAAAGATTCCAAACTTGATACCTTTTCACTTTTCCAAGAAATTGCATCAAAAATAATTTGAATTGGTGCCAAAAATGTTTTTTCAAATTGTGTGTCATAATCAATAAATTTAGTCAAATTGAATTCTGGTGGAATTGTATTTAGAAATGAAATGATGTTTTCATTGATTGGATTTGGTGTTTTTAGATATATGAATTTGATTTTTTCACCTTCGTTGATCTGTTCATATTTTTTCAAAAGATTATTTTTCTTCAGATAATGATTATATAACAAACAACCTCTTATGTGAATCGGCGTTCCTTTTCTATAGATTTTCTGAGAATCGGAATACGATGAAATATCCTTTGTACCTCTGGGAAAAGCAATTTCGTGGGGACTTAATTTTTCAAAGGCGGATTTATATTTTAGAATTTGTTCCTGCGCCTCGGTTTCATTTCCGGTGAGTAGGATATTAAAAATTTCCTTCATCCAACCACGGCAAATTTCTGGTGTTGAAGATTTTATTGCCTCAACACCCTTCATTTTAATTTTAGGTTCAGTGTACTGAATACCTTCATTATTGTGGACATTTAGGATATAACGCTTTTTTGCAGTCCAAATACCTCTGTCTGCAATCACCTCACGTTTCATAACCATTCTGTTCACATTGCAATTTACCAAATTGGATAGATTGATGAAAGATTTTTCAAATATAGGTTCCAATGCCTTTTTACAAAATTCATCTAAGAATTTTACAGCATTTTTGGGTTTGAATTTTTGAACGATTTTATCCAAACAAAGATAGATCGAATCTGTGTCGATTGCGATAACATAATCCTCGTTTGTCTGTAAGAGATTATTTAGATAGGAATTGATTGACTTTTCTGCCCACCGAATTGTAGATTGACCAGAAAGTGTAGTACCTTCAGCAATTCGGACATCGAAAAAATAGAAGTGTTTGTTTCCTATAGCACCATAAAGTGAATTCAAGAGAATTTTAAGTGCAGTTTGATGATTTTCCAATCTACTGATTTCTGAATCAGTTTTAAATCTGTTAATTTTATCCGTTTTTGGGAGGGTTTCAAGCCTTTGTTTTGCCTTGAAAAGTTCACTCTTAAGTGAAACACGTTTATCATAGATTTCCGTAATGATTTCCGGAATGATACCCTTTTTTCTTGAATCAAAAAGTACACCATTTGAAGCAAGAATTTCGTGAGAAGCAAATTGATTTTTAGGTACGTCTGAATTTAAAATTTTGTTCGGATCGATATTTTGAATTTGTCTGTCAACGACTGTTTCGGTTGACATATTATATTGAACAATCAAATTGGGATAAAGAGAATTTAAGTCGAATGAACAAACCCAATTATGAATACCCGTATGCACATCCTTCACATAACCGCCGGCGAAAGCCTTATCCTCATCAAATTCTGATTCTGTGCTAAAATCATTATTCTCGTCCGATGAACCGATGATTTGATAATCATAACTTGGTCTGGGTTTAGTTACGCTGGGTACAGTTTTTTTGGAAAGAAGATTTCTATACAAAATTGATTCCCAAATTGCTGTTGTACCTAAAGTATCAGTGTAATTAACACCACCGATGTATGAAAGTGTAAGCACCAAATTAAAAATGCCTAATTTTTCATCCATTTTTTCAATCAATTCAACATCTCGGATGTTATATTCGATGAATTTTTGATGGTTTTTTTCATACAAATTTTTCAAACTACCATATTCATCATATGATACCTTTGAAACACCTAAAATTGCATGAGCGATATGACCCAATTTATAGGATTCTTGATTGCCGTGAGTGTTAAGAGTAAATTTTTTAAAAAGATCCAAATAATCCAATTGAGAAATACCAAGAATTTCATAGGTCTTTTTATTTTGACCCATGATTCGAATTTCTCTTTCGGAAATGCAGCCAGAATAATTACTCCATGGTGAAAGAAGATTGGTTTTTTCTTGACCCAAAATTCTGTTGATTCGATTTACTAGATAAGGAACGTCAAAGAATCTTATATTCCAACCAGTTAAAACATCAGGAATAATATCGTTTTGATTCCACCATTTTAAAAAACCTGTAAGCATTGAAGCCTCGTCCACATATTGATTGTAGACCACACGGTTTTTGTAAATAGATGTTTCAGGATCGAATGGTTTACAACCCCAAACATAGAAAAAATCTGAATTGCTGTTTTTAACGGATATCGAAATAATTTCATGTTTTGCCTCCTCAGGTTTAGGAAAACCATTTGAATAATCGGTTTCGATGTCCAAGTATGAAATAACAATTTTATCCGAATCAAATTTTATTTCATTTGGAAATTTGTTTTGAATAAAATTCGACACCCATTTAGTATTTCCGTAAATAGGTAAAACATTTTCGTAAGACCTTAAAAAGTTTTTTGCATCACTGATAGATTCAAATAATTTTGGTTTTAGCGGTTTATCATCAATAAATGATTTAAATTTTGATTTAATGCCGGTATCGTTTGGTTCCAAATAAAGTGTAGGTTTAAAACCTATTTTTTCCTTAATTCGAATTCCGTTATTGTAACCTCGGTAAAGAATTGAATTGCCATACGATTTAATGTTCGTGTAAAATTCCATTGTAGTTAATATAAACGGTTTTTCTTAAAAGTAAATTACAAAGTAACCGTCCTGTAAGCATATTCGATGGCTCTTTCCGCTTCGTTCTCCAAGGGTCTTTTTTGATATCTATTTGAAGTATCCCGATCAATTTCTCGCACGAGTGCAGCGATTTGATTTGATGTAATTGGATACCTTCTCTTAATTGCTTGACATGCGATGCTCGACATGATTTTGTAGATCATTCGATACCGACCGGTTCCATCAGTCTTTGAAATTGCTGAGTATTCCGATATGAGTTTTTTGCTCACGAATGGACAGTTTCGGTATGAACTCCAAGAAAAATTCGTGTTTTGAGTCAAACCCTTTCGATATTCGAGTAGATTTTTTCGAATGTCATCTGGCAGATTGTCGATGAAACTGCCGACCGATTTCTCGCGATACTCATGTTTTGCCATGAGTTCGTAAGGATCGATGAAATCACCTTTGTGTGTAAAGATAAAATTATGAGCGTTTGGATACTGAGCCGGAACATAATACATTCTGCTCAAATCTTTTGTTTGTTCATCGGCGACCGAACCAAACTCATGGTTCAGCGCGTACCAGAAGTGTCGAATCTTATCAGAATTTACAACTGATGTAAGAGGAAACACAAGGCGAAACTTGGGATGATCCTTTGTTGAGCTTGCTGTAGAGTAACAAACGAAATAATACTTTTGGTATTTTGAAATTACCGATTCAAACGAACCTTCGTAGGAGTCGATGTCAAGAGCAGCCCATCCGGCCCAGGATTCAACATTAGAGTTTGCACGAGTTGAATCGGCTTTATAGACCGCGGGACTGATGAGAGGACTCGTTTTCTTTTTCGATCTCTCTCCTCTCTTCGCCTTATAGCCAGGCTTTTCCGATAGCTGATAGAGAAGCTTTTCGAATTTCTCCCAAGATGAATAGTCGAATCTTTTATTCGTCTTGTTATCAAATATCGAATCAAAAACTGTAAGGGAATAATTCATTTATTCTATTACCATAGTAACAAAAAAGAGGTTGTTTGTAAATTACAAAATAAATCTGGGGTCACCTTTTGAGCGACCCCAGAGAATGATTCACTTCAATGTGTTTAGTCCTGAATGAATTGCTTCTTCGCGATCGCGATCTTGCGAGGTTTCTTATCCTCTGGGATCACTCTTTGAAGTTCAACCTTCAGAACACCATCTGAAAGTTCTGCGCCCTTCACCTCAACATATTCGTTAAGAGTGAACTGACGCACGAACTTGCGAGATGAGATACCCTTATGGAGATAAACCACTTTAGTATCACTCTCAGCTTTATTACCCGAGATCGTAAGGATCGAATCCTTTAATTGAATGTCCAGTTCGGATTCACCGAATCCTGCGACTGCGATCTCAATGGTGTAGTTGTCATCATCGATCTTGATGATGTTGTGCGGTGGATATCCCGTATTTTCTGAGGCTCTTTCGAGACGTTCGAACAAAGCATCAAAGCCGATGAAGGCTGAATGCGGGAATGGATATGTAGCTGTCATTTATGTTTCCTCCTAGTATTAAGCAAGGATTGTTGTTTTCAGAAACCCTTGTTTGAGGCATCTCTGTTGTTGACGTAATTGCCAACAAAGTCTATTTATATCTTAACCTTTATTTCCGATATTGTATTTTGCCAAAAGTTCCCAGTTGGCTTTTTCTTTATGCGGAATAATTTTGATCTGTCGAAGTGGTGCTTTTTCTGCAGCCTGGGCTGGATTGACGATGTTTACCAAACCCCAATCTGAAAGAAGAGTTGTAATCGTGTTCCTACGAGAAACGTCGTTCAATGTGAGGTTTGATGGTTTACCGTCCAAAAGAAATAGTTCTTTAAAGTGTGTGATAAAATAACGCCCTTGCTTGTGAAGAATGTGACAAGACTGATAGAGCTTGTTTGTGGTTTTACGAGAAGCGACACCGATTCGTGTAAGCGTTTCTCTTACCTTTAAGAAATCATCTGGTTCGTTCAGAGTGACTTCAAGCATCATTGCTGGAGTCCACTCTATAGGAGTATCCTCTACAGCATTATTGGTTTGAACTGTGTTGTCCACCTTTGGAAAGTTTCTGTTTGAGTTGTTTCAATTGTTCTTCACTCAAGACAGCCAAAGCGGACTGGGCTTTTGCATTGTTGTAACCATAGTATTCTTTGACAATCATGAGGTCTTCAGATTCGGTGGATTTGAACCACTTGCTGAAGCGCTTTTTCTTACGAATACTATTTATAAAAAATGAGAATTGAGCGCGTTTGCTCAAGTGATGGTTTCGATTCATCTCATTCGCCAGCAGAACCGTATCATAGAAATACGATAAACCACGATTGATGATGAAAGGAACATAAACCTTTTCAGAAACATCATCGACCATGATGTCCTTCTTTGTATCATTGATACTATTAAGGTAATCGAAAATTGACATTGGGTATATAAATTTATGCGGCCTTACACCTACTGACTTTTACTCATTCGGCGTTCTTCATGGGTTCATTTTTTGAAATTTTCATCCTCTCGGTTGCCTGCGTGACGTGCCTGGCAATTATCTCTAATGCTTCCGGAGTGCGGCTCCACTGGTTCAGTCCCTTGGACTCAAGTTCCAGCAGCATTGCTCCCACCCACGGAACGGAGTGTGGTTTACGATTTTTCATTTCCACTCTACGGAAGCCATGATTTCAGTAAAGCACGCGACCATATTCAATTCGTGATCGGCAACGAAGGCATCTTTGTAGGAATAATCAGCGAGAATAAGTATGGTTTGAGGCACACTTTTTGGTGCAGCGTGATCCGAAATCGTATCAAAGATCTTTCGAAAGATGACATGGGATTCTGAATCGGCATTTGAAGAAACCCATTTGCGCATTGATTTGAAGTCCTTGTCCTTTAGATTCTTGTAGAGAGAATCGATGCTTTCGTCAGCGATGTTAACAAGAACACCAGAATCGATCTTACCAGAAACGGAATACCTTTGACATTCATTCAAAACGCGCCGCCAGTCTGGGGCGTACTTCATGATCAATTCAGCAAGAACCTGAGGATCACTTTCAACATTTTCTTCCTTCAGGATTGCGAGCAGCCGCTTATGGAAAAGTCCACAGAGTTCTACCAATTGAGACTTAGTCGTATTGAATTCGATGACCGAACAGCGAGAATGGAGAGGTTCAATCAAACGATTCTTGAAGTTACATGTAAGAATGAATCGACAGTTGCGAGAAAACTCTTCAATGAAACCACGAAGTGCTGGCTGAGTGGACTGCGGATTCAGGTAATCAGCCTCATC